GCCAGCCGTACATAGACACTCAGATGGGAGAGCTTGTGGAGCAACTACAGTTGTTTCGGGTAATGGTACGGTCTACGCAAATAACCTATTAGTATCAGTAAATGGTGATCCAAATACACACGGTGATGGCACATTAATTGCAGGTTCTAATCGTGTATTTGTACAAGGTATTGCTGTAGTAAACAACAGCGCAGACGGTTCTAACCCAGATGCACTTTGTATTCCAATAGGAGGAGCGCATTGTGCTCCTGTTACCGCAGGCGGTAGTCCCAATGTCTTTGTTGGTGATTAATTACTTAACGATTTCTAAACCAGTTGTAGTTTTAATATAGTGTATTCTGATTTGATCAGCACTAGGCACTAGCATAACCACATGGTCTTTTCTAATAGCGATTGGTTTGTTAGGATCTGCTGTAAACAATGATTGTACTAGACCCACACCCTGTTGGCTGGGCATAACGGTACAGGGTTTTTCAACCCAAAAGTTCCCGTCTTTTTCTTCTACTACTTTTGTTACGATTTCTTCACCGGTAACTAATTTGAGACTACAGATGTCTCCTTTGACTGGTTTTTCAACTAACATTAATTTTCCTTGAGGTTGGTAAAAAATTCTTCTGGTTGACTGGCTAACCCATTATAACCTCCGGGTAGCATTTGTTCATTGATAAAGATTTGTGGAACACTACGCACACCAGCATCAACAAGCCGCTGTCTAGCCGCCATATCTTCTTCAATGTTTACTTCTGCGTATGTTACGCCTTTTGTTTCTAGTAGTTGTTTAGCTCTTGTGCAAAAACTACAGTTGTTCTTTGAATATACAGTTATCATTGTTATTATTATGCCTTCTAAACTGATATTTATCAACCCCAACGGGACCTAATTAGTTCATCGGGATCCAAGTCTGGCAATGATATATCTAGATTATTGTACAGATGTTCGTTAGGTATATAATCTAATATCATTTCATGCATTTGGTTCTTTTTAGTGTTTCTGTAGTTATATAAATGCTCAAAGTTGTATTTGCGTACTTCTTCTGTTGCTTGAAGCACTTCCTCGGGATCTAACGTTGCTAAGTATTCTACTTGGTCAAACGCACGTCTAAAACGTTCAGGAATGTTACTACACTCATCATAACTTTCATCGATAACATTATCAAACGTTTTAAAGCCTTGTTCTCGAAAAAATTTAAGAATGTGCATTGGTCCAAACATTACAAACAATCGATGTCCTAATAATACTTTAGCCATCTTCTCTGTAATGAAAAATGGTCCTGGAGTATCTACTAACGGCTTCCCTGGATTAGGTTCAGGATTATACCAGTTGGTTTCGCACACAACGCTATAATATGTTTGGTTATAAATTTCCCAAGGCGTTATTTCACTAATACCTCTATCCAGTTCTAAACCATACGGACTAACTACTTCCCAATCCGATTTTAAATTAGGCGACTCGTAAGGAAACAATGCTGGTTCACCGTTAAGGACTTTAGTTATTTCATCCCTGATATCATTTCTTTCACTATGCTCGTAAGATGCTCCTCCAAAGAACCCACGATACATTACAATAGATTTGTTTAACAAATTTTTATTTTTTTGAAACCTCGACATAACATAATGTCTGTGCGGGCGGCCTTGCCCTAGTAGTGCTTCAAATAAAAATGGTTTATTATAATTTTCTACATATTCTCTTTTTTTACGAGCATTTAACGCAACATGTTTAAACATCCACCATGGTCTATAAATTATATTTGTAGAATCTAGATCATACTGAAATGTACCCAAGGCTAACAAGTAATTTCTTATCCCAGCTGGTTCCAGACATCTTTCTTTTATTTCTTCAATTGGTATAGTTTCAATTTCGCTGACGATAACAAGATCAAAATTTGACCAATCTATATTTGTTAGTGTTTCATTGAATGCAAAACTATCGGGCACATTAAACATCGCAGGTACCGCGGCTATACGGTATGGCTGTGACAATACTTCATCAATGTCCGAAGTATATTCAAATAGCGAAAAGTTTTCACTTTGCCAGTCCGACAACGTGTCAACTGCAGAAAGTGGTGGCGGAAGATAAAATATTTTGTACTTAAACTGCTTCATATTCTTGATCGAATATCTGCAACCATTTTATCTAAATCTTTAACAACATTACTAGGCTCATGAAAAAGTATACTGTCCTCAAGATTAGGACAAGCATCAACATAACAATTCCAATCTTTACTGTTAAGGCCATCGAGATACCGTATATCAGTAACAGGGAATCTTTTTTGTTCGGTCATTTTAATTTCACGCTGTGTCATTACATAGTTTGCTAAAAATTCGTACTCACTAAACCATATTAAATTATTCTCTTTTTCTGGTTCACAGTTATCAATGATTGCGTCAAGAAAATGTTTATTATTGCGTGTTTCTAACAGTTCTCGCATCGTATGCCAATCCTCTTTAAGAAATGGCATAAATTCGCTCACAAAACAGTGATTTGTTTGCCTTTCGATACCTAAACTCTTAGTTATAACCTCATAATATTCCAATGCGTGTGTAGTGTCGGGAATAATAAAATAGTTAGGAGTACGACCGTTTAATGGTTTATAAGGCTGTATACAGAATGTGTCGGGGTCGTGAATAAGAAAACAATCAAAATCAATATAATCTAAACTGGCTATTTTAAGTGCTTGTTGTCGTAACCAGGTACCCCTGTAATCGTTAGGCTTATCCCAATTTAAGATTTCTGGGTAAGCATCAATTAAATCCTGGTCATTTATGTATGTAAACTTATTCCAGTCTAAACTATACTTGGGGAAAGTATCTCTGTAATGGTGTTCACTTATATTTGTTATAACATAAGTGTGTCCTAGGTCTTCTATATATTCGTCAAATTGAAGTCCCAAGACAGCGTGGCCCATGCGGTAGCCACCTACGTATATTCCTCGATCTATCATAGTTTATTAAAGTGTGAAACCGCTAAATGTATTAGAGTCTACATCCTGTTTAGTACCACCGATAACGTAACTACTAATTTCTGTTTCCTGCGGTGCTACTTGTACTTCAGATCCAGCAATCCACTTCTGTGTCCAAGGTAGTGGGTTACTACCGGGTTTGATACCACAGTTAAGTCCTACTGCTGTCATACGCTTACAGGTTAACCAGTCTACGTACTGACCTAGTAATTCTTCATTGAGACCAATCATCGAGCCTTGTGCAAACAAATAATGTGCCCAGGCTTTTTCCTGTGCGGCCGCTTCAAGGAACATCTGTTCACATTCAGCCTTTGTTTCCTCACGGATCTTAACATAGTCCTTATCATCTTGCGGTAATAGTTTAAGTAGTGTTTGTGTACTACCCAAGTGTACGTTTTCGTCACGTGCAATTAGTTTGATAATTTTAGCATTGCCTTCCATCTTCTTAAGTTCAGCAAATGCCCACGAGCAGGCAAAACTTACATAAAAACGTATGCCTTCTAGTGCGTTAACACTATTCAAACACAACCATAACTTACGCTTTAGGTCGTAGCGGTCAACAACAACTTCCTTACCATTAACTGTGTGTTTTCCCACACCTAGTAAATTATAATATTGTACTGCTGTAATCAAGTCATCGTAGTAACTGCTAATGTCTTTGGCACAATCTACAATCTCTTTAATATCACGTAGTTCGTCAAACACTTGACTAGGGTCGCTGTATACGTTACGAATAATATGTGTATAACTGCGACTGTGTATTGTTTCGTTAAATGCCCAAGTCTCAATCCAAGTTTCTAATTCTGGGATGGTGGCGATAGGCAAGAATGCTAAATTAGGTGAGCGTCCTTGAACACTGTCTAATAGAATTTGTCTTTTTAAATTACTGGTAAAGATATGCTTCTCATACTCAGTAAGTTCTTTAAAGTCTTTTGCATCACGCAATACATCAACTTCTTCTGGTCTCCAAAAGAAGCCTAATTGTTTGTCTGTTAGTTTGTCAAACTGGCGATACTTTAGTGTATCATATCTTTGTATTGCTGGTGTTCCTGCTTCGTCAAGGAATGCTAAAGACTTGGTATGGTCTTTGTTATTTTTAGTATTGAATACGCTCATTTTTTAGTCTCTTAAATTACACAACTTTCGCAAGCCTCTTGATCTTCGGCTGTTTCAAGGAGTGGTTTTTCTTCTACTAGTTTATCTACGTTTATTTCACCTTGTCCATCATATGTATTAAAATAATACAACTGCTTGAGTCCATATTTGTAACACAACAATAAATGTTGTAACATTGCGGACATTGGAATCTTCTCGTCCTCGTAGTGTTGAGGATTGTAAGAAGTATTTACACTTATGCCTTGATCAATGTACTTTTGAAGTACACTACATAATTTAAGATAGCCCTCTGGGCTTTTCTGATCCCATAGTAGTTCATAACGATTCTTTAATCGTCTGTACTCTGGAACAACCTGCTTTAAGTGTCCGTGTTTGGAACCTTTGACACTCACGTAACTTCGCGGTGGCTCTATACCATTAGTAGCATTGCTGATTTGTGCAGATGTCTCTGCAGGCATCAGTGCCATTAATGTCGCATTACGTTGTCCAGTCCGTTTTATTTGTTCACGCAGTTTGTCCCACGGCATACGTTCAACAGGTGCAACTAGTTCGTCAACATCTCTCTTGTATGTGTCAATGGGTAAACGTCCTTGCGCAGATTTCAAATCGTTCCATCTGGTACAAGCGCCTTGTTCTTCCGCTAAGTCGGCAGAAGCCTTAATCAAATAATATGACCAGGCTTCTGCATATTCATCGACCAGAGCTAATGCCTCTGGATCACTATAACCTACATCATTCTTTGCTAAGAAATAAGCAAAGTTAATAATGCCTATACCTAAAGGTCTAAACTCTTCTGTGGCCTTACGGGCCGCCTTAATTGGGTATCCTTGATAACTTAGAAGTGCGTCTAGTCCTCGTACTGCCAACTTACACATTTTCTCAAAGTCATGTGGGCTTTTTACATTGCCCCAATTGATCGCTGATAAAGTACACAGGGCGATCCTACCATCCTCGTCATTGACATCGTTCAATGGTACAGTTGGTAAATCAATTTCTGCGCAAAGATTACTCATCTTCACAGGTGCGACCTTTTCATCGAACGGTGAGTGCGTGTTAGCGTGGTCTACATTCTGTAAATATATTCTTCCAGTGTCTTTGCGTTCCTGCATAAACCTACTAAACAGATCAGCCGCTTTGTAGGTCTTCTTCCTCAGTTTTGTGTTGCGTTCAGCTCGCTCATAAAGTTCTTTGAACTTATCTTGATCGTTGAAAAACGCCTCGTACATTTCGGGTACATCGTGTGGACTAAAAACAGTGATGTCTCCATTTGTTATTAGTCTTTCATACATTAACTTATTAAACTGTACGCCATAGTCCATCTGACGTACTCGATTATCCTCTGTGCCCTTGTTGTTTTTAAGAACTAAGAGGTCTTCGATTTCGTAGTGCCATATTGGATAATACAATGTAGCGGCACCGTTTCTTACGCCACCCTGACTACAACTACGTGTAGCAGACTGGAATAATTTTAAAAAGGGTGTTACCCCTGTGTGATATGCATCGCCATTGCGAATAGGTGAGCCCAACGCACGAATGCGTCCTGCGCCAATACCTATACCTGCCTTTTGCGAAACATACTTTACAATACTGGCTGTGGTTGCATTAATACTGTCTAAACTGTCGTCTGTTTCAATTAAGACGCAACTACTAAATTGTTTCTGTGGTGTGCGTACACCTGCCATCACTGGTGTAGGTAAACTTACATCAAAGTTACTGATAGCATCGTAGTAATCTTTTACCCAGTGTAGTCTTGTTTCTTTTGGATAGTGTTGGAATAGTGTTGCCGCGATTAGCATATAAGCCATCTGCGGTGTTTCAAATATTTCACCAGTAACACGATTTTGTACAAGATACTTGCCACGCCATTGCTCCATAGCAACGTATGTGAAGTGTTCATCACGCTCGTGTTTGATGTAACTTTCTAACTTAGCCCACTCGTCGTCTGTGTATGCTTCTAACAAACCACGATCATAAAATCCTTTATCTACATTGTGTTTAACTAATTGTAGTATAGGCCAAGGTGCATAGTCACCATAGACCTGTTTACGCAAGTGATAGATAATTAATCTACCAGCAACATACTGATAGTTAGGAGTCTCTTCTGAAATAAGGTCAGCGGCACTTTTAATTATTGTTTCTTGAATGTCTGCTGTCTTGATGCCGTTGTAAAATTGTATGTGGCTTTTGATTTCTACTTCGCTTGCGCTTACGCCTGTTATGCCCTCGGTTGCCCACATTACAACCTTGTGCATCTTTTCAATGTCTAGGTCTTCTCGTCGTCCATCTCTCTTGGTTACTTGAATCTGCATTCTTGCCTCAATATCGTTCTAGTTTTAATTCCGTTGCAACATAGCAACGTTTTAGTTTTAATGTTTCTGCAATATCAGTTTTATTTAATACTTGATTGTCAATCAAATTAAGTACATATTTTCCTTGGTCCAAGTAAGCTATACAATATTGATAGCCTGTTTTAGGATCAGTATAAACACGCACCTCTACCGCTAAATTTTTTCCGTGCTCGCTAAGGTTTAAAGTATACACTATTCCTAAAACTTTAGCAAGGTCACAATAGTAATTATCTACAATTAAATCCCAGGCATTTGGCCAAGTCGCAGGACGCTCTTGATCCAAATAAAAAGCAGTCCACGGACAGGACTGCCAGAAATCTACTGTTTCTTGTAATGCTTCTTCCAGTGGAAGTTGATCGATTTTGAATCTAAAGTTTTTCCAGTACTTCAAACGAGAAGCACTGGTTTTTAATTTGAACATCTACTAACTAATGAATTGGTTGATACTGTATTTAAATACGCCTGTGCCTGAATCTAAACTACAAGTTAAACT